GACGAGCCTTATAAGGCATTCGTTAAGCGCATCAACGAGCAGCGTGCTGCAGAGTGGCAAAAATTCATCAATCCTTCTGTTGGTGAAGAAAAAGAATGTATTGCCAAAACACTAAAACAGGGATACTATTCGCATGTCGGGCAAAGTGCGCCCGAAAATAATGAAACCGAAGCCGCCGAGAAGGCGGCTTTTGTTATTATGGACGCCAAAAGGGGCGTCGAATCAGCCAGGGAAACACTTGGAAAACTGATCAAGACATCAAAGCAGGCTATCGAGAGCCGCGCCGACGAAGAGGCGGCATTGTTAGCGTTCGCCATGATGATGATGCTTGACGAAGATTGATTCAACCGTATTTGACAGATTTAACCGTCCGCCGGTACGATACACTGGCAACCACCAGCCGCCTTAGTGCGGTTTTCTTTAATCCGCTTCCAAGCGATACATGGAGACAATAATGGCAGGAGAAGAAAGTAACACCCTGGAAAGTCAGATAGCAAGCTTTGACCCGAGCAGCCCTGAGGCGCTTGCTGCACTTGAAAAGGCAGTGACGCTAAACGTTGGCGAAATTCAAGAGAACGGAGAAGCAGAAAAACAGGACGATAATAAGGCCGAGGCTAATCCTTCTGAGGATCCAGCAGCGACCGAGAGTGCAGCGTCCAGCACTCAAACTGACAAACCAAAGGGTGTTCAGGCGAAAGATGGGGAACACATCATTCCCTATTCCGTCCTCGAACGTGAGCGTGAACGTGCATTGCGAGCCGAAGCAACGGCACAGGCACTCGCCGAGCAGCTTGAAAGGCTGCAAAAAGGTGAAATGCCTGCCCAGGCAAAAAGCGAAGATCAAGCGGAACTGCTGACGCCAGAGGATTTGGAAATGCTTGACCAGGATTTGCCGGGTGTGGCGAAAGCCATCCGCGCGCAGATGGCCATGATCGAAAACTTAAAGGAAAACCTAAAGAACATTCAGCGCGAGCAGGAGGTTCAACAGGAAACCCGCAAGCAATCGATTCAAGACGAGATCGAGGCGGCGATTCAGGCAGACCCGAACTTGTCAGCATGGCGTGAAGCCGCGGCTCGTCAGGAAAACCCTGACCCGAAGAACTGGAATCGTGCCGTTGAGATCGACCGGATACTCCGCGAAGATCCCGATTGGCAAGACAAGACGATCGCCGAACGCTTCTCCCATGTGACGAAGGTGATGAACGCCACATACGGCGTACCCATCGTTTCTTCGACGCCACAGCAGAAAACACAGAAGCCAACCGCCAAGCAGGTAGCAGACGCCGCAATTCAGTCAGCACGGGAACCCATACCAGAAACGCTGTCTGAAATTCCGGGGGGCGTACCACCTGCGCAGTCGGATCTCGATACGTTGCAGAACGCCAGTGTCGTTGCGCTCGGCAACAAGTTTATGTCGATGACGCCGGAACAGATAGAGTCCTATCTGTCACGGATGGCAGTTTAACCAACCTTACTAACCCCGGAAGCAAGACGGGCGCATAAGCGCCAATTAACCGAACCGCCGCAAGGCGGTTTTTTTTCGTCCTGACTTTCTAGGAGATACAAAATGTCGCAAACATCAATTCCCGCTGGCTCTCCGCTGGCTCGCAAGATATTTGGTGCGGCGCTCTTTGCTCGCACAATCCAAGCACCAAACTGGCTCAATAACCTGACTGGCCCAGCCCCGAAGCAGAGCGACGCCGAAGCCAAGTTGAAGGGTCAAACTAGCAAGGATATGCCGGTCGTTCGTGTTACCGATCTGTCAAAGACAGATGGAGAAACAATCAGCGTAGACGCTTTCGATACCATCGGTGGAAAACCGATCATGGGCGACGCCAACGCCGAAGGCAGAGGTGAAAAGCTGTCCTATAGTTCGATGGACATCAGCATTAACCAAACCACAAAAGTTGTGGATGCTGGCGGTAGAATGGCTCAACAGCGTACTCTTCATGATCTGCGCGGTATTGCCATGGCTAACCTTGCCGGATATTTCCCGCGATTTCATAATCAGTTGGCCCTGTGCCACATGGCTGGTGCACGTGGCACGATGACCGGCAAGGATTGGGTGCTTCCGCTCCAATCTGACCCGGACTTTTCCAGCATCGCGGTCAATGCCATCAAGGCACCGACTTACAATCGTCATTATGTCATTGACAGCACAAACCTGATCCAAGGTGGAGCGCAACTTGCCGCCATCGATTCGACTGATATATGGACGCTTGGTCACGTCGATGCATTGAGCCTAATGCTGGACGACATGGAAGTGCCCTTGCAACCTGTCAAGCTGGCTGACGACCCTGCTGCAAATGATGAGCCGATCAAGGCAGTTCTGTTCTTGACACCTCGTCAATGGGCGCAAATCAAAAATTCCACTGCATCAACCAATAACTGGCGCACGTTCTTGCAGAATGCTTGGAACCGCAAGAGCTACGGCACCAAGCATCCGCTGTTCTCTGGCGAGCCTGGCATGTGGAACGGCATCCTAGTTCGTGTTTTGCCTCGCTACACGATCCGCTTTAATGCTTCCGATACCACGAAGCACATCACTGCGGCTAACCGTTATACCGCTACTGAAACCGATGTGACGATTAACGCTGCTCTCGGTGCTGGTTATGCGGTTGAACGAGCCATCCTGCTCGGTGCCCAGGCGCTCGGCAATGTATACGGGAGAAATCAGCAGTCAGAGTATTTCTTCTCCTGGTATGAGCGCAGGTACAACTTCGACAACAACCTCGAAGTTGCTGGACGTTGCATGAATGGCATGTCCAAGCTGCGTTTCAACTGGAGCGATGGTCAAGGAAACCTAGAGCCGACAGATAACGGTGTTATCGTCATCGACTCGGCAGTGTCAACGACCTAATCGTCTGACAGCCAACCACGCCGGCCAGCAATGGCCGGCATTGAATCTAATTCTTTAGGAGATATAAAAAATGGCAAATGCTATATACAACCCCACGAATATCGGGGATGCGCTTTACTCTGCTGGCGATTGCGGCAATGCTCTGGTCTATACTGGTTCTGCCGTAATCACTGCCAACTTGGCAACTACCGACAAGGTTCGTCTTGTACGCATTCCTGGCGGTATGAAGATTCATCGTGTGGTCATCAAGAACCCCGATCTCGACTCCGGCACCACCTTAGCAATCAATATCGGCTTCTCACATGCTGACGGATCGTCTGGGCCGAGTGCAACTGCTGTGGCATCGGCTGCGACTACCTGGCAATCTGCCGCAACAACGACCTATGAACTGTTACCGCCTGTCTCGTTGGACAAAGACGGTTATCTTGAAATCGTCCCTACTGCTGGCGGTGTAGGCACTGGTACAGTGTACGGCAAGGTCGAAGGCGAGGTAGTTGGCATCAAGTAATCGCGTAAGCGATTTCACAAACTAACGGGGCGTGGAAACTCGCCCCGTTTTTCATATAAGGAGGTTTGCTGAATGGAAACCAAGATCCGGTATCTTGGCATCAAAAAGCGGGCGAGCTTCAATCTTTGCCCCACCGTGATTTTTAACGGCAATGGTGACGTGCAAAGCGTCCCGAATAGTGTCGTGTCAGAAATGATTAAGTACCCATGTTTTGAGCTTGCCGATGACGGCGTGAGTGTCGCCGAGATTCACGATAAAGCCGAGAAGAACAAACTACGAGACAACGACATCGACAATATCGAAGAAAGCAGCAAGCCACCGATGGTCAATCTCGAAACCATGAACGAAGTAGAGTTGCGCGAGTACGCTCAACGCTATTTCAATCATCAGTTCCATCATAAAACTGGTGCAGCCAAGATGCGCGATACGATCATCGGCTTGATGAATCGGGGGTAATCGACCATGGCTATCAAGGTGTGGTCGGATTTCTACATGGATACGCTGCATAGCCTTCCTGAATGCCCGATCCCTATCCTGGAACGTGCCCTGCGCAATGCGACGATCAATCTATGTTCTCAATCGCAGCGCCTAAAATATGAAATGCCTGCGTTTTTGACGGTATCTGGAACAAATGAATACCCACTGTCACCTGGAATTGGTTATGAAACCATCACTATTCTCGATGGTTCTATCAATGGGTTTCCAATCGATCCATTTCGTCGAGACGAACTGGTGCGAATCATTAACTGGCAATCTGAACAGGGTCGGCCTTCGCGTTACCTGATGAATGAGGATACCGAAACTGTGCGCCTCTGGAAAATCCCTGATGCAGCATACACTGTTCTTCTTACGCTGGCGATCAAGCCTAATAATGACGCTACAGGAATAGAGGAATGGTTTGGTGAGAGATTCAAGGATGGCATCATTTCAGGTGCGCTATCAATGCTGATGGCTATACCTAATAAACCGTGGACGAATGCACAGCTGGCAATTTTTCATGATGGAAAATTCAAGTCAGAGGTTATTCGTGCGTCCGCAGAAGCAGAGCGAGATGCTACACGGGCACCATTGAGGACAACGAAATACGGGAAAGCCTGATTATGCTCTGCTACGTTTACCTCAATGTCATCAGCTTTAATTGAGTGAAAAGGAAATAGATCATGGCAATCCAATACTCAACGATACTCAGAAACAATCAACTCGATCAAATCGAGGTTACTGCTGGAGTGTCAGCAAAGTTGCATATTTACTCAGGCGCTGTTCCAGCTAATTGCGGTGCTGCGGCAACAGGCACGAAACTGCTTGAAATTGCACTACCTTCAGACTGGATGAACGCCGCATCGTCTGGTTCAAAGACTAAGCTAGGCACATGGACGGGAACTGGTCTTGCTGCGGCTGGGTCTGGCACAACCGCTGGTTATTTCAGGATTTATGATTCGACCAATACCACTTGCCACATGCAAGGCACAATTACAGTTACAGGTGGTGGCGGGGATATGACGCTGGACAACACAAGTATTGCGCAGAACCAGAGCGTCACCGTTAACACCTTTACCGTAACGGCTGGTAATGCCTGATGAGCTACGGCGCTTATAACGGAACACGTTATAACAAGTTTGCGTGGAACGCAAGCTGGTCTGCTGCGCTTGATTTTCCTCTTACAGCATCATCCACCGCTGCGCAGTCTGGAGACGCGCTGCTTGCTGCTGTAACTAATGCAATCTCATCCAGCTTGGCAAATACCCAAGAAGTGCAAACGCTAGTATCGATGGTAAATCCTATTACTGGCGCGTCGCTCTCCGCTTCCCAAGACGATCAGGTATTCTCAGGTATCGGCGTTGTTAGCGTCGGGGCAGTTGTGTCTTATGGGCAAAGTTCATCTGGGTTAGGCAACGGAACAGTTGATATTGTTGTGGTACTTAATGTTGTAGAGGCGTACGACACTCTGCTTTCCAATAACAATACAACATTTAATGCTGATGTCGATTTTATTCAAATAGATCAAATGCTTAACGCTGCTGCATCGGTTTTAGTGTCCTCTGGATTAGGTATAACTGATGACGATGCGTGGCTTGATTCCAGATTGCATATGCATTTATCTCCCCACATAACAGGTAAAACACTTATAGCGCATGTGTCGAATACCATTCTGAATCAGCATTCAAATAATGGCAGCATAGTGAGAGCTTATGTGTCGAATTTACTAACTCAGCATTCAACTAATGGTCACATAGTGAGGCACTAATGACTCCAGCATCCATTATTAACGACGCTCGCGGTATATTGCAGGATCGTGATCCAGATTACCGCTACGAAGATTCAGACCTTCTTGCATACGTCAATGATGCAATCAAATCAGCAGTTGTGCTTCGCCCTGATCTGTTCTCGACGATTGGCGATTACACGTGTATCACAGGTCAGTGTGAGCAAGCCTTGGACTTTGAAGATGCTGTTGCATTGATTGAGGTACTTAGTCACCACGGTGGCAACGCGATATTTCCATTTGACTTGTCATCGATGGATGCGTTCAACCCAGGTTGGCGTAACGATACTGCTGGTCCGGCGATTCAATGGGCAAGGTTTTCCAACGATCCGATTCGCTTCTACATCTATCCAAAAGCACCTGTAGCGCAGAAAATTGACGTGCGCTACGTGCGCCGACCCGTCGAATATGGTTTGAACGACACGATTACTGAACTACCTGAAATCTACAAACCAGCCATCGTCTATTACGTCGTCGGCATGGCAGAGAGCAGAGACGAC